CCCTACAAAGAGCCATCTCAAACCCTTTACACGCTCTTTAACCAGATCGTGAGTGAAGGCCGTCAGTTTGCCTCTGCGGGCGATATGAAGGTGTCGGATATGTCCAGCCAAGCCCCGGTGGGGACAACCTTGGCGATTCTTGAGCGTACCCTCAAGGTCATGGGCGCAGTCCAAGCCCGTATGCACTACAGCATGAAACAAGAGTTTAAACTGCTCAAAGTTATCATTGCAGACTACACGCCCGAGGAATACGAGTACGAGCCTGTAGATGGTGGCCGTAAAGCCAAGCAGAGCGACTACAACCTTGTAGACGTTATCCCCGTCTCCGATCCCAACGCCGCCACGATGGCGCAGAAGATTGTCCAGTATCAGGCCGTCTTCCAATTAGCCCAATCCGCCCCGCAGTTCTATGACATGCCCCTGCTGCATCGTCAGATGATTGAGGTTTTGGGGATCAAGAACGCAGCCAAGTTAGTCCCGATTGAGGACGACATGATCCCGGTAGACCCCATTACCGAGAATCAGAATCTGCTGAACAACAAGCCCGTCAAGGCTTTTATTGAGCAAAACCACGAAGCTCACATCCAGACACACATGTCTGTGATCCAAAACCCCAAGATCCAGCAAATGCTCCAGATGAATCCAATGGCGCAGCAGATCATGGCTGCGGCGATGGCTCATATCAACGAGCATGTGGCCCTGCAATACCGCCGCGAAGCGGAGCAGATGATGGGATTCACTTTGCCCGACGAAGAGAACAACAAGAAAGTTCCTGCGGAGGTTGCAGATCAGATTGCCATCAAGGCCGCACAAGCCACCCAAATGATCTTCCAGAGGGATCAACAGCAAGCCGCCCAACAACAGGCTCAACAGCAGATGCAAGACCCAGTGGTTCAGATGCAGATGCAAGAACTTCAGTTGAAGCAGCAAGACCTGCAACTCAAGATGCAGAAACAGCAGATCGACGCCGCCGCCAAAGCAGATCAGCTACGCATCGAAGAAGCCCGTATTGCCGCGCAGAAAGAAATCGCCGCGATGCAAGTGGCAGCTACAGCCGCAGCCGCTAAAGACAAGCTCAAGAATCAAATGCAATTGGAAGGAACAAAGCTTGGTATTGATATTGCCAAGAGCCGGGAACAAATGAATCGTCCAATTAAAAAGGATAAAACTTGACTGAAATACAAATCCTTGCCCATGTGGCAAAGGAAATAACCCAGCAAAAGCAATCGTATGAACTCTCCTGCGCTCGGGGTTCAGCGAAAGATTTTGCTGAGTACAGAAATCTATGCGGTGTGATCCAAGGTCTTGGCATCGCAATAGAACACATTAACGACCTTGTGCGAAAACTGGAGCGTGATGATGACTGAATTAGTTAACCCGGCACTTGCTGTGGATTTATCCAAAATCCTTAATAAGGAAGCCGAGGAAAAGGCGCGGCAATTGCCCGAGCCATCAACCTACCATATTCTGACGGTTGTCCCAGAGTCCGAAAAAGAATATGACAGCGGCCTTTTAAAGGCTGGCCAAACTATGCATTATGAAGAGGTGTTAACCACCACCCTCTTTGTGATTAAGTTGGGCCCTGATTGCTACAAGGATAAAACCCGTTTCCCAAGCGGCCCGTCTTGTAAAGAAGGCGATTTTATTGTTGTCCGGCCCAATTCCGGTACTCGCCTGAAAATCCACGGACGCGAATTCCGAATCATTAACGATGATTCTGTGGAAGCCGTGGTTCAAGACCCCCGTGGTATTACCCGAGCATAAGGAGCCATCATGCCCAATGATTTTAAAGGTGATGATTTTAAATTTCCCGACGAGGTAGAGGACAAAAAATCCGAAACCGATGACGAGGAGTTTAAGGTTGAGGTAGAAGACGATCTTCCTGTCCGGAATCGCCCGGAGAAAAAAGAGGAAGAAGCTGATCCCTCAGATGAAGAGCTATCCGAATATGGAAAGCGTCATCAGAATCGATTCAATAAACTCACAAAAGGCTACAACGATGAGAAGTATGCCCGTGAGGTTGCTGAAAAAGAACGCCAAACCGCTGAAGAGTTTGCCCGTGCAGTTTATGAAGAAAACAAAAAACTGAAAGAGCAGATTAAATTTGGCAGTGAGGTCATTATTGAAACCTCCAAATCATCCGCCCAAAACAAACTGGAAAGCGCAGAAAAGGCTTTGCAAGAAGCTTTTGAAGCCGGGGATGGTGCCAAATTAGCATCTGCCCAAAAGGAACTGGCAAGGGCCACATTGGAGCTTGATAAAGCCGCCAATATGCGCCCCATTGAAGTCCAAGATGATTTCAAAATGCCGGAGCGTCAACCGCAGCAACAAAATCTAAGTCCCCGAACAAAACGCTGGGTGGAAAAAAACAGCGATTGGTTTGGCCCGGACGATGAAATGACAATGGCTGCAATTGGCCTTGACAAGAAATTACAACGCGAGTATGGTGCGGATTATGTCGGTACAGAGGAATATTTCCAAACTATCGATAAGGTAATGAAAAAAAGATTTCCTGAGTTCTTTGATACTCAGAGCGAAGAGGATGATCTTCCTGTCCAAAAAAGATCCGATCCGGCGGATGATGAATCACCGCGCCGAGCAAAATCAGTTTCGCCAGTTGCTCCCGCAACCCGAAGCACTCCGCCTAGCCGCGTCAAGCTGAAGGCATCTCAAGTTGCGTTAGCCCGCAAGCTTGGGATTACCCCAGAGCAGTATGCGAAACAGGTTGCACTAATTAACAGAGGTGAATGATGGAAGACGTAAAAGCACAAGAGCGCAAGCCACGGACATTGGAAACACGCGAGGTAACGTTTAAACGTCCCGAGATGTGGCTTCCACCTGAAACTTTGCCCATGCCGGATGAACGTCCGGGCTGGACGCATCGTTATATCCGTACAAGTACTTTGGGCACTGCTGACCCCAGCAACATCTCTTCAAAGTTCCGTGAGGGTTACGAGCCTGTGAAGGCAGACGAATATCCGGAACTTATGATGCACGCCGTAGTAGATGGCCGCTTCAAGGGCGGTATTGAAATTGGCGGGCTTCTACTCTGCCGTATTCCTGATGAGTTTTTGCGTCAGCGTGAGCAATATTACGCTAACCAGAATAAGGCTCAAATGGAATCGGTGGATCAATCCTTTATGCGCGAAAATCATCCTCATATGAGAAAGTTCTCTGAACGTACCTCCGAGGTGAGTTTCGGTTCTGGTTCTAAATAAATAAGGAGCTTTAAATGGCTTATCCCACCGTCAGTAAGACGTACGGATTCAAACCACTCCAGCGTCTGGATGGTTTGCCGTATGCCGGAGCGATCCGTCAAATCCCCGTTGCGGCTGGTTATGCTACCGCAATCCTCAATGGTGATACCGTTGCCATCTCTTCTGGTGGTTACCTGATCGCCAAAACCGCTACCAACTCTGGCGACAGCGTTGGCGTGTTGGTTGGTTGCCAGTACGTGAATTCGAGCAGCCAGACTGTTCAAGCTCAGTACTACCCCGCAGCCGCCTCGACAGCTACCGCGTTGGCTTATGCCTACGTTGTGGATGATCCAAATGCTGTGTTCCAAGTGGCTGCTACCACCGTTGGTTCTACCACCCCTGCCGCATATACCCGTGCTGCAATGGTTGGCAAGAACGTGGCTATGGTTGCTGGCGCTGGTTCCACCAACACTGGTGATTCCGCCTACGGTATTGATGGCTCTTCGGCCACCACCACCGCAACCTTCCCTCTTCGCGTCATCGACGTAATCACTGCCAGCGCTACAGGCCCGCAGTCGAGCAACGCTACAACTTATTATGAGTTTGTGGTGAAGTTCAACTTGCACCAGTACACTGACACCACCGGCGTCTGATAAGGAGCAATAAAAATGGCTATTTCACGCGCACAACTACTTAAAGAACTGCTCCCCGGTCTGAACGCCCTGTTTGGTCTGGAGTATGCCCGTTACGGCGAAGAGCATAAGGAAATCTACGAAACCGAAGCTTCCGAGCGTTCGTTTGAAGAAGAGACCAAACTCTCTGGCTTCAGCGCAGCACCCGTGAAGAACGAGGGTTCG